TAGCCGTCCCGTCAATCCCGTGTTACTGTCATAGACGTTGCCCTCGGGCGACCACCAAAACACCGGAAACCACAATGCCTTTCCTTTCCAAGCAAGCCTCTGCTGCTGTTACGTCCAACAGCACCGGTGGCGGCTACCTCAGCCTCAGCAAGCTCCCCGACGGCGGCTCCGTCCGCTTCGCGCTGCTGACCGACGAACCCCTGGAGTTCTACGAGTGCTGGGGCCAAGCCAACGGCGCCTCCAAGCCCTTCCGCTTCGACTACGAGCCCACCCACGAGGACGTGACGACTGAGATGGGTGAGTTCGAGCCCCGCGAAGGCCGCGGCGGCCCTGGCACCGCCGACGTGAAGTTCGCCATCGCCTGCCCGGTCTACAACTACGAGTCCGGCAAAGTCCAAGTCCTGCAGATCACCCAGAAATCCATCCTCAAGGAAATCGACCAGATCTCCCAAATGGAGGACTACGAAAATCTGCTGGAGTGGGACTTCACGATCAGCAAGAAGGGCAGCGGCCTGCTCACCGAGTACACCGTCCGCCCGGTGCCCCGCAAGAAGGGCAGCCAAGAGCACGTCGATGCCGCTTGGCTGGAAGCCAAGGCCGAGGGCTTCGACATCAGCCGACTTCTTACGGGAGGTAATCCCTTCAAGGCCGCTTGAAGTGCGGTTTCCGTTTCAGCAGGACGGACAAGAACCCGTCCTGCTTTGCTGCCCTAGGTGCAATGCCCGCGATCAAAAAGTTACGGGCTTGCATTTGGTGGACATAGAACCGGGAAACGGTGAGGAAGTTTATCCGTCTGTGGATTTCAGTCCTTCCGCGTGCAGCTCTTCAGGTAACTGGATGAGCGAACTTCAAGCAGTTGGCATTGCTGTCGAATGTTTGGCGTGCAAACGTGCCCACGTTTTTCAGTTACGACCGGGCGAAAAGCACGGGGTCTATGCCTACGTGTTTAAGGATTCCAGCGACGACTAAAAAACTTTGCCCCGCCATTGCGCGGGGCTTTTTACTGGTATTATCAGATTGGGAAAGAATAACTTCATGGCCTCCAACACCCAAGACACGCTGGCAGGACTGCGTAAATGGAGGCTGGAGCAAGATAACAGCGGCCCTTTCCGGGTCTACCGGGACATCAAAGGTAATGTATACCATAGTGTTACACACATCCTGAAGGAGACGAGCGACAAAACCGGGCTGGAGCGTTGGGAAGCCCGCCTGGGACCAGTAGAGGCAAGCTGCCAGCGCAATGTTGCCGCCACCCGAGGCAACATGGCCCACAGTCAGGCTGAATATTTGCTTAAGACTTCGATGCAGCTGGCACGCTCCACTGCAAACAAGCGCAACGCCATCCGCTGGGACGATCAGGGACTAGCCCGGATTCCCTCGCCAATCACGCAGTGGGCATTGAAGAGGGTCCGCCCCAACGTTCCCCGCGTTGGCTGGAGCGCCTCCGGCTACGCCCGCAGCTTGTCTGACTGGATCGCCGAAAACGTCACCGAAATTTTCGCCAGCGAATTTTCCATTCATCATCCGGCAGGCTTCGCTGGAACCTGTGATGCCCTAATCGGCATGAAGAATAACGAGCTGGTACTAGCCGACTGGAAGACCAGCGTGGGCCGCAAGACCACCAAAGACGAAGACGGCTTGGAGCGTCTCCCGCCCGGCCATTCATACATCGACCAGTGCGGCGCCTATTCACTGGGACTGAAGCATCTCACCGGCCTCCAACCCACTGGAGCAGCCATCGTCCTAGCCCGCCGCTGTGGCAATCCAAACATTCACTACATGACCCAGGCCGAGCTGGAGCAAGCAGAGTGCTCGTTCCTCGCACGGGTAGAGCAGTATTTCGCAGCTCTCCAGAATCCCATTCAAGTCTCAGGCTGAGACGCCATTCATAGCCTGGAACGTTTTTTGGCTACACCGGCGTCGGACCGTGTGTTTTGCCGGTGGCTCCGTGGTTTTGAGCGCCTAACCCGCCCGGGCCGTAAAAGGGCCCTTTCATAGGACTGGAGCGGGAGCCATTCAACAGGAAGGCACTGGATCAGTGCCGCTTCCGCTGCCCTGGCGTGGGCCACTGACGCGCACGGCAAAACAGCGATGCAGTGGGGTTCAGGGATAACTCGGTTAAGCCTGGAGCGTGTGCGAGCTATCGCCCGGCTTTTGATCCCGCTGCCAACGTAAACAGGCAAACCATCAGAACCGAGCCACGCGTAGACGTAAGCCTCGGTTTTATGGCGCTTTGATTCCCGGAACTGCTGAAACGACAGCAGCCCCGGGTTTTGGGTAAACAGCAGCCAGGCTTCAGGCACTGGTGCGCTTTTTGTATGGCTGGCGGGGTTTTCCTGCATCGGTGCGTTTTTTACGCGCTGCCCCTGGAGCCTTTCGGCTCGTCGGTTTTGTGCGCGCAGTTTTTTGCGAATAATTTTCAAGGATACCCGACTCGCCTTCCGGGAACAGTGCTTTGGGGCACACTGCGCCGCCATTTATTTTTTGACTGGCGCACCAAAACGGCACCAGTTCCCGCCATACCTGAAGGGGGCCTTCCTTACCGTGGGCAGCCTGGAGCGTTAAAAGGTCGGCCCAGTCACTGGCGGTGATGGTGGATCGCTCCACCGCCCACCGCAGGTCTTTCAGATGGCGCTTTTCGAGACGCAGCTGTTCGCGCTCCAGCTCTCGGGCATCTAGGGCCAGCTGCTTACGCTCGCGCGTAGTGTTCCAGTCTCCGCCGCTCACGGCTCCCTCCGGTCGCCGTTCGCAAGCGAGACCATCAGCACGGGGCAGCCGCTGGCGCTGCACATGCCGCAATCGGTCACATGCAGCAGGCCACGGGCCTCAAGCGAGCGGGCGATCCTGATTGTCTTGCTGTCCGGGTGGATCGTATGACGTCCGGGGTGGCGCTGACAGAAGGCCAGCATGTTCCGCTGGAGCGGGCCGAGGGGTCGGTTCATTGGGGAGCCTCCTAGGTTTGGTTGAGGGCTTCGCTTAATACAGTATCAGCAGCCCGGCGGTTTGCCAAGGCTGGCAGGTGTGATACAGTACGGGGGCACTTCGGCAAGCCCTGCCATGCAACCGACCTACACCCCCGAACACCTGGAGCGCTGGAGCCCGGCGGATCCCGCCACCGGTGGCAGCAGTAACTATGCCGGCGCCGACCTATCAGCCTTCTGGCTGGCGCCCATCAGCACCAACCGCGATACCGCCGACAGCGTTACCCTCTCGAACTGGCGCGTGATCGGTGCCGAACTTGAGAAGCTGGTGCAGCACGAGGAGAGCGGCGCCCATAGCTTCGGGCACTGGGCCTGCGGCTGGTATGAAGTATGGCTGATTCACGAGAGCGACACCGCAGCCCTGGAGTGTGCCGACCGCTGGGCCGCGTCGCTTGCCGATTATCCGGTGGCTGATGAATCCGACCTATGCGAACTGGAATCCGAGGAGGAGGGAGAAGCCTGGGAGCGTTGGGCCATGGCTGAATGGCGCGACCTATTAACTAAAGCCCTGGAGCCCTACGCGCCAGACGATGCGCCGATTGACTGGGAAGCTGACTTGATCGACGCGCTCTCGGATGATCAGCTGGGAGAAGCCTGGCACGGCATCGCCAACCGGCTCAGCTGGTGCTGCATCCATGAGAGCGACGGCCCCACCTTTAACTTCAGGGAAGCAGGCGAACACCTAACGGTTGAATGGCTGGCGCAGCTGACGGGCCTACCCTTACTGCCGCCGGATCAGGAATGGCGCCGCGAACCTTACCCGTGGCCCGACGGTTCCCGCGATCCGTTGGTGCCTGCCCTGGCTTAGCGGCCAATCCGTGCTACTGTTGAACACGAAAGCCCACCCGAGGCCCACTATGCCGATCATCACCCCCGCCGCCCGCGCTGCCTGGAGCTTTCCGGCTGATGCCACCCTGTCGCTGCTGGATCTCCAAGAACTGGATCACCAGTGCGGTTATAGCTGGACTGTGGAGACCAGGTTCACTAGCAACCATGCCGGCTCAAATCAAATCGCGGTGTCGTTCGTCGGCAACCGCAAGGGCGCCAAGCGTTACCCCTACCGGCCCGCGCTCAGCACGTCCGCGAACCACATTGCCGCCGCGGTGGAATGGCTGCAGCAGCTCAGCAACCTAAACGGGGCTCCTTCCTATGCCCTGGTGGCCAAGGCCAGCACCGAGCGCGGTTACGTGCTGACGTTCTGCTGACTGGCACCCCCACCGATCACCGGCCCGGCCACTGTGCCGGGCTTTTTACTGTGCGGCTAGTATTGAACCAAACGGGCACAGGATTTTAACCATGTCGGACAATCCGGAAGCTATCAACGAAGCGCCGGAAGTTGCGGCGGAAGGTGTAGAAAATGGCGGCAAAGCGTACGGGCGCCGGAACCCCGACGCTTGGATTGAAGAACGCCAGCGTCGGTTGTTCAAGCGTCAGCTGGACGGGATGCCTGCCCGTGCTTTGGTGTATGAACACGCGACACGTGAAGGTGTGAGCTTAAGCACCGCCTGGCGCGACTATGCAGTTGTGCAAAGCTGGAACGAATCGGACTGGGCCCAGGAGCGGGAGCGTACAGTGTCACGCATCCAGCAGATGCGCCTCCGCTGTATTGAGGGCGCTCTGCGTGCTAAGCAGTTCGGCACCGCGCAGCTGCTGCTGCGTGACCTCGGCGCGGTGGTCGGTGAGGTCGCACCGGAAGCGCAGGCCGCCGCGGCCCCGGTGCTTCGGGTGGAGATCGACGATAAGCGCAACGCGTGAGACCCACGAGACTCACCGCCTGGGGCTAGCAATCCGGCCGATCCTGTGCAACAATAGGGCCAAGCTCACCACGCTTCCCCCATGACTTCCCGCACCCTTACCCTGGCCGCCGTGCTGCTGACCGCTGCAGTGGTGGCGATGGGCTTCGACAACAGCCGCCAGCTGGCACGCTGTGAGGCCACCGGCCGCGGCCCAGCGGAGTGCCGGCTGCTGGTGTTGGGCCGCTGAGGGCTAGTACAGTTGTACTCCCAAGAATTTTCCTAATTTCCTGCGAGTACAGCTGTACTACAATACAACCGTACCAGCGACCGGGGGGAGGGTGGCAGAAATAGTACGTACGTACCGGGGGGCAGGGAACCTACTGATACATTCGCAATTCTCTCTTCTGTAGTAAACTAAGCTCTTCTGTACTACAGCCTCCGATGCTTTCACTGGTACTGACTTTCGCCCAAATCATCCCCGTCACCCGAGTCGGCCAGTCGTGCCCCCTCGGCTACTACATCCAGAACAGCTACTGCGTGCCCAGCACCGCCTCCCGCCCCAAACAAGCCATCAACTCGACTGGCGCAACCTGCCCGCTTGGCACCTACACCTTCGGCAACTACTGCACCCGCTACACCGACGACTGATCAGGGGCAGGGGTTCAATTCCTGTAATACCCTAGAAAGTACCCGTCCCCGAAAAAGTGACCGACACGGCTGGAACCCTCTCCCTCCGCTACGCCCAGGGACAAGTCTTCTCCAGCCGCAAACGCTTCAGAGTATTGGTAGCCGGTCGCCGCTTCGGCAAGAGCTATCTCTCCTGCATCGAACTCTTGCGTGGAGCAATCGAACGCCCCGGCGAAACCTTTTTCTACGCCGCCCCCACCTACCGCATGGCGAAGGACATCGCCTGGAAGGTAATGAAAAAGCTCGTCCCAAAAGCCTGGATCAAATCCAAAAACGAAACCGACCTCAAGATCGAACTCGTCAACGGCTCAACAATCGAACTGAAGGGCACTGAAAACGCCATGGCTCTCCGAGGCCGTAGTCTGGCTGGCGTGGTGCTCGACGAAGCCGCCTTCATGTCCGCCGAAGTCTGGTTCGAAGTCATCCGACCCGCACTCGCCGACAAACAAGGCTGGGCACTCTTCATCTCCACCCCCGACGGCACCG